CTGCATCTTTGCAAGTTATTGAAAGATGTTTTGACAATGCCACTCTTGGGGATCAACGGATGCGTGCTGTCTTGTTTAATGAACTTATTCATACTGTGCACCTTGCTCTTGATGCTGCATATATTTGTCATGGAGGTAATCCATCCGGGAATCCTCTAACAGTTGTTTTAAACTCTTTGGTCAATTATATGTATATGACATATTCTTGGTTAAAATTGGCTCCAGTTGAATATCGATCTTTGCGAAGTTTCCATGAACACATTCGAATGAAGATTTATGGAGATGATAATTGGATTGCTGTTCATCCTGATGTTATAGATTGGTATAATTTGGCAACTGTTTCTGGTTTTCTTGAAACACTGGGTATAGAATATACCGGGCCTTTGAAAAATGGAATTCCTATTGCTTATGATAAGATTGTGCATTGGAGTTTCCTAAAAAGGACACCTGTTAAGATTCCAGAAATTTCCAATTTTATGTGGTTGGCTCAGATAGACAAAGATGTAATAAATGAATTGACAAATTGGATTCGTATTTGTGATGATGAATATTTAGCAACAATTGAAAATGTGCAGACAGCATTGCGTTTTTGCTTCTTTTATGGTAGAGATTATTTTGAAGAGTTTCGTAGAAAATGTATTGCCGCTTTTGTACGTAAGAATGAAATTGTTCCATGTTTATATACTTGGGCAGAGCTTAGAGCTATTTATTTGGAAAAGGATGGTTTTCAAATTCTCGAAAAACAAGGGGATTCTGATCCAATGAATAATTTAAATGTTACATCTACATCTGGTGTGGTTTTACCTGAGTTAACAAATGTACAAACTTCAGATGCTCCACAGGGGGTTTTTCAAGATCGTCGTTCACGTGCTCAAGAGCATATGTCTGATCCCATATGGGATTTGAAACGTATGGTTGGTAGATTTAACTATTTTAAATCATACACATGGACTACTGCACAAGCAGAGGGTACAACTTTGTTTCAAGGAGAATTACCCGTAGCTTTTGTTCAGGACATGCCTAATGTTGTTTTGTCAGCTTTTAATAATTTTTGTTGGTGGCGCGGTAATATTCGAGTTAGAGTTCAGTTGAATGGTACCCGTTTTCATGCTGGGCGTTTAATTATGTATTGGCTCCCAATGATGAGAACAGGTGAAGATGATAATTGGCATGGGAATAATAAGGC